GGTTTTGGCATACCATCAAAGGGTCAAGCCTTGTGCGCTTTGCCACATTGAGAGCAATCGCGCAGTTTGCCACATTGCCAGCAAAGTCCTTTGGGACTAGGGTTGACTTTGAGAGCATCATCGCTTGCCGTTGCACAAGCTCGAATGCCTGTGTTTCAGCCTGCACTTGGGCGAGAATGCCCGTGTTTTGCGGTTCGTGCGCCGCAATCGCTTCAGTTTGTGGTTGTGTCTGTTGTGTTTCCATCGTCGATTTTGTTTAGGTTGTTTAGTTGTTTTGCGATGTGCGCCCCCACCGCAACGGGGTCGAATAAGGGCATTCCTTCCCTCATTACATAAGGTATGTAGCCATCGGTAGCCCAGAGGGCAACCACGGCTGGAGGCAGTTTTAAGTCGTCTGCCATCTCTTGCAAGCTAAATAGTCGGATCATGCTATTTTTTCTTTTGGGGTTTCTTCTTCCATAGGGGCTTCGTTTATTAAGCGTTGGAGGCACTCGCGCACCTTGTCGGCAAAGCGGTCGTCGTGCTCGATAAGGAACCGCACCCGCTCCCGTGCATGCATGACCGCGCCATGGTGCCGGTCGAGCCGGTAGCCAGTTTCCTGCAAGCTGTGGTTTTCGCTCCAAATGGTGGCCACAAGTTGCCGAGGCTCAACCCACCGCGCAAAGCGTGAGCGGCAAAGGATTTGTTCGGGAGTGACGGAAAAAACATCAGCCACAATGCGAACAAGGAACGCGAACTTGTCCGCTTCTGTATCTTCGTAGAGTTTCCAGTTAACTTTCATGCCGCGCCCCCTTTCGGGTTGTCGTCCTCATGGATCACATATGCCGCCCAGACCGCCACAGATAGCAGGGACGAGCCGTAGAATGCCCACATTTTCCACTTCGAGGAACCCTCAAAGCTGGAATCCACGAATAGGAAAAGGAACAGGTGGCCGAAGATAGCCAAGGCCAATACCATTTGCTTTTTCATGCGTTTCCCTCCCAAAATAATTCTTTATTTTTTGAGTAAAAGCCAAACGCTTGACAAATTTTGAAGCGGTCGCAAATCAATTTGATTTTCTTTGCATCACGGCATGAGGCAATTTTTTGATTTTCAGCCATAGCGAGACGCAAAGCTGAATGTTTAATTTTCGGCCAAGATCCGATTCCGAAATGACGGCCTGCTTTAATTTTTTCAGTGTTCATTAGTCTTCTTTGCTAGTTTTATTTTGTTTGTCCAATTTTTTGTATTCTCTGACACGGCTTCGAGCGCGATTTCTTCCATTTTTTGGGCTTGCTCTAAAGCGTTATCTAAATTTCGCTCCAATTCGTTCAACAAGTCTCGCAACTCATTGGCGGAATCCTCGCCGTAGATATGAAAATCCGCACTCATCCCGTCCCAATTTTCGCGCCTAACCCTCCACAATCCATAAAATGACTTGTCGTGGTATGCCTCGAACTCTCTTTTCATGCCGCTGCCTTTCCGTTTGATCTTTCGATTCTGCGGCAATGGCGAAGCATCTTGGCAACCTCTCGCCGCTCGATGTTCACCCCATAGCACCCCACCATTAGGGACGCATAACGCCCCCACGGGTCGCGGTTTGTGATAAGGTGGACTCGTTCATTAAATGCAGGGCTTGCCATTGTGTAGTCATGCCGTGCTCCGTCTCGTTTTGCTTTTTCTAGTGTCATATTTCGTTTTGTTTCGTTTGTGGTTCATTCCATGCTCCAATCGTCAGTCGGCGGGTCAAGGTGTTTTCGCTCCCATAGGGACTCCAGTCTGTGCAGGTCAACGCCAAGGCAGGCCAAGACATCCGAGAACGCTTCAGCGTCCAGGTTGCAAAGCGCGGCCTTGTCGTTCGCGTGGTACTCCATGAAAAGCGGGAATTGCAGGTCGTCGTCATGTTCCGCAATGTCATCCGCCGCTTTTGTGATGCATTCCAACACCCAGGGCGCATCCTCAATCGCCACCCCATCGCGCATGATCGCCAGCAGGGCATCGTTTTCCCATTGTGGCCGACTCATGGCTTACCCTCCCCGTTATGTTGGATTTCAAGCGTCCACCCGTGAAGGTTGCGGCATTTCCCTAGGGCGGCGTGAGACTCGCGGCAAAGCTCTTTCCCCGTGATGCCTGCCCATTCGTGCGCGTTGGCATCGGACGGGCGGAAAATGGCTTGTGCCTTGTCCCAAAACATCGGGCCAAGTTTAAGGCGAAACGCGCTCATTCCCCCCCCTTTCCGCTTGCGATTTGAGGCACTACTTCAAAGCTATCGGGCGTTAAGGTTTTATCCATAAAGAACCCGTTCGCGCAGTATGTCGGGACATTTACGGCAAGATGCCATTGCGCCCGTTCCATTGTGTCAAATAGTCCATGAACTGCTAGGTTGTTTTGCTTTTCAACAAGTTTGTATTTCATGCGTCACCCCCTTTCGCCTTGGTAATGGCTGATTCTGCTATTTCACGGCAGACGCGGCAAAGGTCGGCCAGGTTTTCCCGCTGCACCTCCACGCTTGCGGGTGATAGGCCGACAAGGATTTTCTCCAAAGCGGCTAGCAAGTCGGGCGCGGCAGCTATCAAACGGGCGTTTGCTTCGGCTTCGGCTTGATTATCGGGCCATTCCGGAAGCCTTGCGACCTCGTGCAATTCGCTGTCGATTGCCCACGAGTGATCAGGGCTTGCGCCAAGTGTGACTGGATACCAAGGGCCTCCTGTGTGTGTGTCTGTTTTCATAGTTTCGATGGGTTAGGGTTAGAACGAGGAAACGATGATGCCGCCGTCGAACTCAATGAGTGTGCCGTGGTTTTCGATGTAGTCCCGCACGGCGTTTTCAACCTCCCATTCTTCTTCCTCAAATTCATCGCCCGACATGGCTATTTCCAATCCTAGTGCATCAGCCGCTTGCCTATTGTCGCCGCCGAAATACTCATCAGCAAAGGCCAAGAGGCTTTCGTATTCGCTGAAATCGCATCGGATTGCCACATGGTCAAATTCCATTTCTTCCCCCGTGATTTCTTCGATTTCTTCGAGGTATTGAGCAAGGGCGAATGCACCCGCACGGCTCCAATTTGCATTCCCATCGTCGATAAGTTCATGGGCGATTTCGCTTGTTGTCATTGTCTTTTTCATCGTTGTTTTTTTCTATTGTTTTGAATTAGGTTTGCCCTGCACCGCGGGCCGCGTCGGGGTTAAGATATGCACACTTGCTGGCAATGCAAGCGGATTTTTCAAATGAATTTGATTTTTGCGATTTTCTCGCCATTGCATTCGTAAGACTCGATTTCGAAAATGTCTTGGAATGCTTCTGGAAAGATGCCAGTGGCGATGTATTCACGCGCCGCTTTTCCGATCATGTCGGCCATTTCGCGATTTTCTGGCATAAAGTCAAAAATGATTTTCATGATTCAATTTTTAAGGTTCACGGGTTCACTTGCGCGGATGCGCATTTCGATATCACTAGGCCCGCCAAATACGCCGCTTGTGATGGCGATGGCAAAGCCCAACAAGGCAAGCAAGGCAAGGGAAAGGAACAGGTCGCGCAAGGTCATGCCTCATCCTTTCCATGTTCCGCGATGAATGCACGGATTGCCTCGCTCTTAGAATAGCCAAAATACTGCCTAACAGCAAGATATCCGCCTATGATGTCCGATATCCGCCATGCACCCTGTATTGTCTTTTCTATTGTCATATCGTTGGTTTGGTTTGGTTTGGTTCGGTTAAGCTTCGACAGCCTCACCGTATGCAGATTCAATTGGCTCGCCGGTGTGAGCGCAAGTCATGGAGTCATCTTCCCAATTAACTTCACACCCAATCACTCGCCAGCCATCGTTTACCTTGTGGCGCATGCTCCAAATCACGGACTTGATGTTCTCCCTCACGGCTTCGAATGACAGAGCCGCCCCATCGTCCGTGATGAAGAAGAGTGGATACCCGCCCGGCCATGCGAATTCGCCGTTACGAAGTTGGGACTTAAGTTGGTTTGTTGTGTATTGTTTCATCGTGGTAGTTTGGTTATTGTTGGCGTGCCGTTATTGCTGGCAACGGAATCAATCTAGAACATGGCTGGAAGATTGCCAGCAAAATTTGCCAATATCTCAAAAATAAATTTATCGAATAGTGTTGACAGCTTGCGAAACCCTTTATTTCCAAGCGTTTCCCTCAATTCCACGCCATGAAAAAATATCACGGCCAGCGTCAACTTCCAACCCGTGAGCCAATCGAAACGCCAAGGAACCAAGCTTCAAAGCGTCTAGTAATTCCCTTTAAGCGTTAGGTGATGAAGCAAAGCAGAGAGAGAAGCAGAAGCAAAGGGAACATGGATAGCGTCTGGAATCCATTCACTCAATCAAGAATAACAAACACCGCGCTTGATCATCACTTGGCTTGATGAATGGATGACCTTGTTTGAATGCCCTTCGCACATCACGCTATGGCGCGATGGCTTGGGAGTAAGGTGTTACGCTCGTGGAGCGTAGGGTAAAGAGATTGGCGGAAGCTGTCAACAAGAAAGATTTTGTTGGCAATGGTGACACATACCACAAGCACGAGCCGTTCCATTCGACAGGTAACATTAGTAAGTTGGTAAGGTATTCCTGCATGGCACACCACAAGCCCAGCGCACGATTCAAGCTCACGATTCAAACAAGCGCTTAACATTGCCGGCACTGATCACATGAACACTGTTCGCTTGAACACCAGGCTAATCATTAGTGCCACGCTAAGGTATGGGGGGGGGGGCGGTCGACCGGCGAAATATTTTTATCATTGCCATCCATCCACCAGCCCCAGAAAAATTATGCCAAAGGGCAGTTGTTCCCGAGTGGTAATAATGCTAGACTGGTCTAGTATATTTCACCTAAATGATCCCGATAGGTAATTTTGGTGCAAAATGCGATGTGTTTTGTGGGATTCGCGCTCCTTTTTTGAGATTGTCTAAAGCCCAAAGTGGTCGAAGATTTGTGTAATGGTTTAAGCGGACAACATCCTCAATAGTCTTTGCTGAAGCTAATGGGACAATATGATCCACATGCCATTTGCCTCGATTGGCCCAGCTCATTCCGTCAGTGAACTGAGCCTCTATGTGATTTTTTAATGCCAGCCAATCACATCCAATGATTGACTGTGACTTGGAGAATTTGGTGTAATTCCTGTCCCTAAAGGATTGTCGGACGAGATTTCTAATATTCTCTCTAAATGCGTACAATTGGTCTGAGTGTCGCCTTTTAAGCCTCCTTTTGCGTTTTACCTCATTAGCGTGTTTTTTGTTACGCTGGTAGTAGTCACTTGCGTTCTGTCGGTGCTTTTCTTTATTTGTCTCTCTCCATTGCTTGTTCAGCGATTTATGCTTTTCTGGGTTTTTTGCTCTTTGCTTGGAAGCGGCCCTTCTGAGGGACTCTTGTAATTTTATTGCGGAATCCCAGTTTACCCACCATTCTCCACTTGTGGTTTTGGTTGTGTATTGCCAAAACACCTTTCCGTCAGGCCTAACATCCCACCTTTTCCACCTCCACTCTGAGGTGTTGACAATATCCTTAATATCGTGTAATTCCAATTCAGCCTTCTGCATAACGGTAATTGCTTTAGGTTAGTCGATTCCCTAGCTGCAACTTGGGGCATCGGCGTTAACTTTAAATCAAATAAACACTTAGTCAATAAATTTATGCCAAGGGGAGATTCTTATCAATTACAAGGCCAAATGGGTGGCATCGTGCTTACTGGTGCTGACAGCGCGACTGGTCTATTCCGTTGGATTCAAGCAATTACTGACAGTGTAATTGAGTCTGGTGCTGGTGAGACTGCTGGTAACTTGGATGACATTTCCAACCTTGATGGCAAGACGCTTGCTGCTGGGGCTGGCATTGGTGGTATCTTTACCAAAGTTCAAATTAGCTCTGGTACAGTTATTGCGTATTACGCATAATGTCGCAGTTCCGATCTACTGGTGGGTTAGATGACTCGATTGCCGCCGATGGTGATCGTGGATTCTTTGGTGTAAACCGTAGGCTCCAGCTTAACCAGTTGCAAGAGGGTGAGGTTAGGGAGAGCCTTAACGGGCGGATGGAGGGTTACTGGAAGCCTCGTAAGGCAGTCATTGCCCAGAAGACTAGTCTGACTACTGCAGGCACTCCGTTGAGGTTGCCGTTCTTTGTGATTGATACAGACAAGACAATTGCATCTGCGAGTAGGACATCCAATGTGGTGACCATTACCACAAGTTCCAATCATGGGTTGACTGGCACTGCTTATGTTACTCTTGGTAATACGGCCACGCCTGCAGTTCAACCTTTGACTGGAATTGCTGCTGGGTCTTTTTTGATGACGGTTACAGGGGTTAATACATTGACCTTTGAGAATACAGGGGCTGATGGATCTCTTACCGTTAGCGGAACTGTTGGGGTTGTACGTTCACAGGTGAATGACGATGTCATATCTGACATACGCGCCTCATGTCTGTTCAGCAACCCCAATGAGAGCAATAAGGAGTACATCCTTGTGGCGACTAATGCTGGTGTTAAGAAGATCGAGGTGTCTAAGCTAGCGGACGCCGGCACTTCTGGGATCACAGATTTGACCTTCCCTACTGGCATTACCTTGGATGCTGGGGTTGAGGTGTCAATGATGCAGGTTTTTGACAAGGTAATCATTTTCCGTGGAGGGCAATCCGCGCTGCAATGGGATGGGATTGACACACAATTCATAAAGGTTCCGGGAGGCCCATACCAAGCAGGTAGGGACTACAATGGTAATAATAACATTACCATGAATAATGGGACAGCTACCATCACATTGGTTGCTGGTGACTACCAGTTATCTAGCGGTATCGCCAAAGGTGTAGGGATTTCTTATGATGTTTCTAGCGCAACCGCTGGAACAAACATCGTCACCATTATAACATCAACAGCTCACGGGTTGACTACTGGGAACTCCGTGTTAATTGGCGGGATAACACAATCCGCTGGGCCAGATCCTAACGGAGTGCATGTGGTCACGGTTACCAATACCACCACTTTTACGATTCCTCTGACTGGGGCTATTGGCACATACACTGTTACTGGAGCTACGGTTCGAAAGGCAAGTGGTACTATTAAGTTCCCATCTTTTTTCGACGATGGGTTTAGCCCATCTCCAGTAGATGATTTCTACAATAACGCAACGCTTTCGATTTCCGCAGCCACAAGAACAATTAACGACTATAATGGTTCTACCAAGGTTGCTACATTAGCGACTGGTTCATTTTTCCCTGATACCGAGTACGCATTTACGGCACTTCAAGATAATCCGTTTTCCATTGGGCAGTCACTAAGACTGGCTAAAACTAGTTCCGCTTTTGAGGTTCTAAATGTTGGTGACATCTTGAATGTTTCTGGGCTTCCAACATACAATAAGTGGACATTTTTTACTACTGAGCCTAACGGAACCCATACCATTCACTACTCGCAACAAGAGTCTATTGGTCTTGGCTTCTCTTACATGCCCGGCCCACCTTGGGCAACTTACTTCCAACGCCGCCTGTGGATGCCATACCTGTACGAAAATGGTGGCACATTGACGGTTTCGACTTACACCAATCGTGGGATTGCCGATGAGATCATCGCTTCCGACATCTTGGACAGCAATACCTATGATCGGGTGCTGAATCAGTTCCGTATTTCTGGAGGTACTGCGGATTATGTGGTTGCGATGCATGGATTTTATGATGATGCGTTGGTGGTAATGAATCGTAATAGCATTCATGCGGTTGTTGGCACTCAAGGAAGCCTTGCAGACACCGTGGTTAAAGAACTCACCAGCGAAGTTGGATGCTTAGCCCGTAAATCGGTGGTAATGCAAGCCAACAATCTTCTATTTCTGTCTGATAATGGAGTTTATGCTCTTACCTTCCTAAACGATTACAACCTTCGGGGTACGGAAGAACCACTTTCCAAGAATATTCAGCCGTATATTGACAGGATTAACGCTAGATTAGCTGGAAATGCTACTGCGGTTTACTATGATAATAGGTACTACCTTGCAGTCCCGCTTGATTCCGTGGCTGGTGCTGGCGATGCCCAAGGAAATAACGCCATTTTGGTGTTTAACTTTTTAAATAAGGGATGGGAATCGCTCGACACCTATGGTAACTCTGGGTTTTTGATTACGGACTTTGTAACTGCTGGGGCTGGCGTGCGAAATGACCTTTATGCTGTGTCATCTAGCGGTGGAATCCATAAAATGGAGGCAGTTGACTCCCAAGCGGATAGCATTTCAGCTGAGTTTGGTAGTGCTACTATTGATTCTGAGCCAATTAACTCATCTCTAACTACCCGTGGGTACGACTTTGGGACTCAAGAGCGTAAACGGTTTACTGACTTTCAGACCCAAATGCAATCTTTCCCTGCTGGGTCACCATCTACTTTTGATGTGTCATTTTCAACGGAAGATCCAGATAATGCCTTTCCCATTGGTAGCACTAACGCTTTAATTGGAGATCTATCTAATAGCAATAACGAGGAGGAAACTGCCAATGTTAGGGGTAGGCTTGGTGGTCTTCGTGGGTATACAGGCACTATGATCTTGACAAGAACTAGTGGCTCCCCCAAGGTGCATTCAGTTAAAATATCTGGAGCGGTTTCTAACCGTGCAATCATATCACAGAAATAAATTATGCCAGTCGTCGATACAACAACCCCATTTTCTAATAACGAGCAAATTACCTCGACAAAGCTCAACAACATTATGGACAATTCGTTTTTTGTCTCTGGTGCTGTTGTTCCAAGTAGTGGTTTGGAGGTTACGGCTGGAGGTCAAATGCAGATTCCAAATGGTGGGATTAAGACCGCTTTGCTTGAAAACTCAACAAGCACAAGCGATGGTGTAACCACGGCTAAAATTGCTGACTTGAATGTAACTGCTCCGAAGTTGGCGGCATCGTTAGATTTAAGTGGAAAAACTGTAATTCTTCCAAACAACAGTGTTACGCCTGCAAATTTGACGCAAAAAATAACATCTGGAACTGCCGTCACAGCAAGCGGAACAAGTGTTGACTTTACTGGGATTCCATCTTGGGCAAAAAGAATTACCGTTGTTCTACAAGGCGTAAGTACTAACGGAACCTCTGGACTAATGATTCAAGTTGGGACGAGTTCTGGATTTGTGACATCTGGGTACTCAAGTGTAGCAGATGGAATGAGTGCCGGAATTAATCCATCAAACTGGACTACTGGTTTCGGTTTGGAAGACCCTACTGGGAATAGTGCTGGTTGGTTTAGAAATTATACATGTACACTTATTAACATATCGTCAAACAATTGGGTGTTTAGTACAATTGGTGGAATAACTGTCGTTGTTGCTGTTTCGCTTGGCGGAGGTAATATTTCATTAGGCGGGTCATTAGACAGACTCCGTTTAACCACGCTTAATGGAACAGACCAATTTGATGCAGGCTCCGTTAATATAGTTTACGAATAAAGTGAACCAGCACCTAGCTAAAGCAATAACAATTTATGAACAAGAAGGTATCGACTTTCAACAACTTCTCACATGGCACTTATGTCATGGCGTTGTTGTTTGCGATATGGATTGTTTTGCTTTTGGCTTTAGTTCGTTCAGTTCAAACCCAAATCAAGCAGTCTATGTCGATGACGGCAACACCTTGTTCGTTACATTTACCACAGGAACCATGCGTGGGGCGTTATCCAAATACATTCAAAATTACGACTTTATCGCATTCCAACGCAGCTTCAAAGGAAGTGACCGCGTAAGAATCCACGACATCTACAAGTTTTATTCAAAGTTAAAAGAAAGTTAATCCAATGGGAAGCAAACCTAAATCAGTACAAGCTCCGGTAGCAAACTACCAACAAGACATTGGGAAAATGCTCTCGGCGTATCGGCGGTCTATGCCGGGTATTCTATCGTTTGAGCAAAAGTATCGCCCACAGTTTCAAGACCTCAATCTTCAAGATGTTTCCCAGTTTGGACTAGGTTTGCTTGGTATGTCTCCAGAGTTCACTCAACAGACGGCACAGCAACTTGGGGCCGCCCGTGAGGCTGAACTTGGTCAGATGACCGGACAGGCTGGGCTTACCCGTGGATTGATGGCTGGTCTATCACCAGAACAGGCTAGCGCAGTACAACAGGCACAACAGGAGTCCCAGAGGGCATACGCTGCCGCACAGGGAGTTACTCCAGAGCAACAGCGCATGTACCAGCAAACTGCCAGAGAAGCCGCACAGGCCGCTGGCCGCGTTGGTGGGAATGCTGCTATTGCTTCTGAGATTATGGGCCGTGAGGACATTATGGCGCGGAAGCGAGCAGAGGCGGCACAGGCTGGACAACAAGCGTTCAATCTTGCAGGTCAGTTTTACACCGCACCCGGACTCCAGCTTCTTGGAAGCCAACCTCTTTCCTACCAAGTTGGGAACCAGATGATGGGCCTTGGACTTGACGCAATCGGTGCTGGTAAGCCTCAGCTTTTCGATGTTGGATCTGCGCTTAATCTTGGGGCAGCAGAAAGGCAGAACATTGTGAATGCTAATGCAGCCAACGCGCAAGCACAGGCATCCTACTCGTCTGGTTTGTTTGGAGGTATTGGGTCTGTTGTTGGTGGAGCCGCAGCAGGGCTTGGAACGATGGCAAGTACGGCAACTGGAGCTGCCCTTATTTAATGACAAAACTTGAAAAAACCAAAGAGCTAATTTCCTCTGGCGCAAAACACTTCCCAAAAGGAATGATTTGTTGGTCTGGCGGCAAGGATAGTATGGTTTTGTTGCACATCATGCGAAGCATGGGGATTGAGCTGCCATTAGTATTTTTCCGAGAACCATGGCAACCATGGAAATACAAGTTCCATGATAAAATTGCGCAAGATTGGGAGCTGCTCGTTTACTCATGGCATCCTTATCAATCGTCCTTTCAACAAGAAGGCGATGAGTGGGAGGTTCAGAATCACTACAGGGTAAACTTAACCATCTTAACTTGCCCAACTGGAATTACCGAGCCAACAAACGACACCAAATTTGCTTGTGCTTTGGATATCCTAAAGCGTCCAAAGCAGCATTACCTTGAAGTGCCAGCATTTGATTGCCTGTGGATTGGTCATAAAGGATGCGACTCAGACCCAATTCTAGGTGGTGACGCTGGAACAAGAATTGAATCAAGGGTTTTGACTGAGCAAGCTACAATGATGTTCCCACTTCGTGATTGGACTCATGAAGATATATGGGATTACATTGAAGCAAACAATGTCCCATACGATGAGGATCGTTACGAGAAACTCAATGGGGTCTGGGGGGAAAAGATAGACAAACGCCATAATGTTGATTATGTTCATGCCTGTACTAGCTGCATCAATCGTAACCCACAATCACCTAAATTCGTTTACTGCCCAAAACTAAGTATGATCATTGAGAACATTTCATCTTTTGTCCCTTGGGCGGATCAAGAAAAATTAAGCTACATGAAAGACTAATAATATGCCATACGGACAAGGACAGATGCTAGGAGCGGGTGTAGACCCACGGATGTTTGTGCAGGATTACTCTGGCTTCACAAGGGCTGCGGAGATCCAAGCACAGGGAATGCAGAACCTTGGGGCTATGATTGGCAAGGGTATTGCAGATTTCGGTGAGGCTCGCAAAGAACGCAAAAAGATTGATGCTGAAATTAAAGCAACATCTGCTGGTATTGAGTCTGCAATAAAGATGGGCAAAGACCTTGGTATTGATATTGAGAGCTATTTAGCCCCCGTTCAAGCTAAAATAAATGATCCAAATACCTCTCCGGTGGAAGCATTGGCACTTGGTAGAACTGCTGCTCAAGGAATTTCAAACGCATTTACCCTTGGAATTGGAGCGCAAGATAGAGCTATCAAGCAGAATCAGCTGCGATCCGAAAATGCCTTTAGGCTCGCCAACCTAGAAGTGGCGCAGCAAAGAGCTAACATATATGGTCAAAAAGCTCAAGCTGAAGCGTTTAAGCGCACAGAAGGGGAAATTTCAATTCTTGACCCAGACACGGGCAAAGAAAGAAAGGAAAGGGTTTGGAAAGACCAGTTTGGGAATTCTTATGATTATGACACCAAAAGGCCAATTATAAACACTGAAAAGTATTTTTATGGCGAAGAAGGCGGGTTAGGAGAATTGCCCCCCACATCTCAAATCGCGCCATCTGGACAGATCAACCAATCCGCATTGTCTTCTCCATTAAGGCAATACGCGCAATCGTTTGAAGAATACGGCAACAAGTATGGAGTTGATCCAGCTTTGCTTGCTGCTATTGCGGAACATGAAACAGGTGGAGGCAAGTCATCAGCATTTAGGAATAAAAACAATGCAATGGGCGTATCTAACGCTTCTGGTCCAATTAAAATGGCGAGTGTTGAGGCATCTATTGAAAAAATGGCAAGCCTTCTTGGGCGAGGCATGAACGAGGGGAAGGGGCCATACGCTAACGCCAAGTCAATCGAGGATATTGGTAGAAAATATGCTCCAATCGGCGCGGGTAATGATCCTGGAAATCTGAACAAATTCTGGACCCGTGGTGTTAGTTCAAAGTACGAAAAACTGGCGACACCAAAGCAAATTGATGAAGCTATTTCAATGGGCGATGATGGTTCACAACAAGCGATGGGAACACCAGAACAACAGGCTGAAGTTGGCCGCATGATTGAACAAAGTGCGGGAATGCGCACAGCACAGGCAGCTCCAAGCGGGGCGATGCCAACAGAGCCAAGGATCAACCAACAACCACAACCAGCACCTAGACGGATGGTTAGGGGTATTCCAGTTGGTGGAGGTGCTACTTCATCTAAATTTAGACCTGCCAATGCGGAAGAGGTTTCGATGTACGGAACCCAAGGGCAAGTAAATGTGGAGACTGGGGAGTTTAAACCAATCAGACCACCATCTGGAGTGTCTCTTAGGCAGTTACCTGGGGGTGGATTTGAATTTGTTCAAGGGGCTGGAGCTGCGGATAGATTTACAAAAGCTGCAGAAGAAGCTAAAAAACAAGCAGTTCAATCGGCTGATAGGAACATCCAAGATCTAATGGAAGCTAAAAGGCTTTATGCTTCTGTGATGCAGTCAAAGGGTGTTATACCAGCAGCAGCAAGAAAACTTGAGTCCATTACGCCAGGTACGGAACTCCATACAATCCAAGAAGGTCTTCTTAAGGATTTCAAAAGCAGACTGGGATTAGAACAATTGACACAACTTCGGATGGCCTCTCCAACTGGAGCTGCTGTTGGAAACCCAACAAATGCCGAAGGATTGCGTCTTGAAAGCGTGTTTGGTTCTCTAGACCCAACCTCAAGTCCAGCTATTTTCAATAGAAACATAAATAGAGCAATTGAATCATATCTTGATGTTATCCACGGAACTCCAGAACAAAGAGACAAGCTAATGGAGGAGGGTAAAATTACCGCAAAGCAGAACGCTGAAATTGAGGCGCAGTACCCATCCTCTACGATGGATACAATGGGCATCGAACAACCGAGGCAAACAGGCGGTACTGGGAACCCTGCTATTGACGAAATCATCAAAAGGAATAACATCCCAATCAAGTAATGGAAGGTCAATTTAAAGTTGGTGAGTTTAAAGATGTGCTATCTTCTCTTCTTCAAAAGAGAACCGCACTAAATGGTGAAATTGAGTCTCTTAAGGCATCAGACCCATATGGAGCGGAGTTAAAGCAAGAAGACCTTAACGCACTTGATCAAGATATTATTTCCGTTGATGCCGCAATCAGTCAAGAAAAAGGAAAGGCGTTAAAGTCCATCGAAACTGGCGAATATAAATTTGTCGGCCCTACTGAGGGAGTCCCTCCAATGCCTGGTGAAATCAGAGAACCTGGGTTTAAGGCTCCTACTAATACTGAAAAGCTCAAATCTACATTGGCTTCTGCGTTAGATGTTTCTCCAGATGTAATTGATTTGGATTCCGGCCTTCCCAGTAGAGACCGGTTCAATATGTCATTCCTTCAAGACAAGTCAAAAGAAGACTATCTTGTTGGGAAATACAAGGATTCGGTTCAGACCGTAAATGTTGAGGGATCTCCAATGTTTCTTGTTAAGCGACCAGACGGGAAACTGGTTGCCGCCGACGAACGAGGATTTAACCCTAAAGACCTGCTTGACATTGGAGGGGAAGTCTTACCTGCATTGGCTGGAATAACTGGCACAATTGCAGCGGCTCCAACCCAGAGTCCATTTCTAGCTGCAGGTGCTGGTTCTGCTACTTCTCTTGCTGCTGGAACGGCTCAAGACCAATTTGTAAGAGCTGTTCTTGGGGTTGGCGAAAAGCTGCCAGAAAGCATTCTCAGAAGAACAACGGAGGAAGCTACTGGTTTCCTTATTGAAGGAGTACTTGGTCTATCCACTAAACCATTTGTTAAACGAATTGGGAAGCCAGTAGAGAACAAATACTATAAGTCGCTACTTGACGCTGAAGAAAAATTCAACAAATCCCAATTCATGATAGATCGCGGCGATAAGGTTTTCGTGCCTACTGCCGCCGCTCGTGGTGAAGCTAAACTTGTAGAACAGCTTCAGATTGGCGAGAAGATACCAAGATCGTTGCTTGGAAGGCGCATCTCAAAAACACGGAATATCCTTCAAGAGTGGATGGATTCAAGAACGCGTCCAGCAGAAGCCAAGGAAAGGCTTTACAAGGCCGCGCAAGATAACCTTGCTCAAAGCAACCAAGAACTTGTTGATGTTGTGTCGGCTTACGACAAAGACATCGCAAAGCAGCTCCGTGGGGATCTTGATGAGAAACTTTACGATTTGCAAGCGAACATGGGCAAGGACACCAGTGTTCAACTTGGAAATGACTTAACGAACATTCTGTCAAAAGCTGAGGAAATGACAGATAATGTTAAGAATGATATTTACAAAAACTTTTACGATGCTGCCGACCAAACTGGTACATTCCACGATCCCGTGGATGTGGCCGGAATTATTAGGGGTTCATTGAAAAAAAGCTACCCATTGAGGAACTCGGCACTTGAACAACTTGCCGACCAAATCGAGTCAAGGGCAACTAATGGCGAGAAAGCGGATTTGCTTAGGCAGAAAATAGCGGAAGGTAAGATTGGGGAAGATAAACTGGAAAGCACATTAAAGGAGATCTCCCAGCTTGAACTCAATTCTGGCCCGATTGATCCACTTAGTCTTGATAAGTACCTTAGGCTAGTTCGTGACGCAGTTCCAGAGGGTGGAGCTGTCGGACAAGCTACACCTAAACAAGTGGCTAGCCAAGCAGAATCCGCCTTGCAAAAATACAGGGACGAGTCATACACCCAAGCTGGGATAAAGGGCTTATGGGATGAGGCTACAGTTAAGTACAAAGAAAGACTAGGGTTTGAAACTGGATCTGTAGGACAAATACTGAAAGAGGCGTTCGGTGAACAGAAGATGACCCCCAGCCAAGTTGCATCAAAAGCCATCTCAGATCCAACAATTGCAAGAAAAGTTATTCAAGCGGCATCTATTGCTGATCCGGTTCAAGCTGCGGCATTACGCAACAGAATGGCTAACGCTTACCTTGAGAAGGTTGGTTTTAATGGCCGTAATGGAATCGAAGTCGGTGGCCCTGTCAAATTTGACGAGGAAATGGTTACCGAGTTGTTTGGTTATAGTCCAAATACTGGAGAAAGAAATGAAAACTACGGCATCTCGATGGTTAAGAAGTTGAGAGCTTTAAATCAATCACTCCAAAGAAATGGTGCAGATGCATCAAAACTATCAATGCGTGATCTTGAACCACTTCGCGCGACGATGTCTGAAAAGAGTTACAATGAAACAGCCGATTTAATCGCCAAGCGAGCAAAGGCAAAGGCTGATCTTGATACTTTCACTAACAACAAGATAATTGATGTGGTGCTTAAAGGTCATAATGGAGTCCTGGAGAACGCTCGCCTGCCAGAAGCGATGTTCACAGCACCAAATGCTCATGTGTCACAAATTATGGGCAAACTCAATGATGCTGAGAAAAAGGAGATTAGAAACGATTTCGTTTCTTACTTATTTGCTCGTTATCAGCCTAAGGGTGACATCACTAAATATGGTAATGATCTGTGGGATGCCAACAAGTTCCTAAACGAGACTACCAAGGGAAAGAATAAATCAACAATCGAAAGGAACATTAGAACGGTTCTTGGAGATGAGTTTTACGATGAGTTCAAGAACGCATCAATGGTTGCGACTTCAGTAAGAGAGGTTGGACCTATGGCAGATCAGGTGTCACCAAGGGGTGTCGTCTCTGGATCTGGAGCGCATGTTTACATGGCTGGCAAGCTATCTCATCCGATTAAGCACAGGATTGCATCATGGTTGTATGCTGGAGGTCAATTGATGCCATTCATTAGGAAGGCATATAGAAACGAGGTATCTCAAGAACAATACGCCAAAAATCTTACTGCCGCTATAACCGCATCTAGCGCGACGAGCCGTGGCATTGGTGCTTTGTTTGGAACTGGCCGGAACGACCCAGCATTCATGGATTACATTGTCGAAAACCTCGGCGTTCTTCCGCAGGATGATGAAGATTTCCGCGAGAAGTACGGAACCAAACGCGAATCAATTTCCGGCAAGGATTATGAAATCAAAAAGTAAAAAGCAAGTACGCTACCTGCTCAGTAAGGTTTCGCCGCTTTCCTTAACGCAACAGAATAAGCTCAAAAAAGAGTTGCACTCTGGGGCCGTTAAGGTTAAAAACGGCAAGAAGACCAAATGAGCGACGAAGACCTATCAGCGATTGATAGTAAAGAGGCGATGAAAGAGTTCTTCCTTGAGGTCAAGGAAAGGGCTAAGCAATTCCCTCGGAACACTATCGAGAACTACAACCCGAATGTGGCGGCACAGATCCTCTGGATGCTGGCGCAGGGTGGGCGTAT